AGTAGTTGAGTGCCATGTCGGTTCCTTACGAAGCCATCGCGTATTCGACATCGGCTTGCGAGATCGTGCCCTCGTAGCCCACCGTTGCTGGCGAACCAGTTGTCCCGGTGCCGGTTGCAAACAGTTTTTCGACGTTGTTGCAGGCACGATATGAGATGGCGAGCAACTGCGTTTTGCTGGTTGAGTTGCCGAACGCATCGTTGATGCCTTGCCGCACGTTCGCATCAGAAGCATTTACCGGCATGGTCATGCGAGCGGTGACCCATTCCCATATGCGTGCCTTGCCAGCAGTCATCGTGTCCACTTCCGTCCAGACGATTGCTTGCCGGTATTCATCCGGCGGCACGCTCGACCGCCAAACATAAAACGCGGGATCGGCGGGCGCGTTGTAGTACGCGACCACTTGACCGATCTCGCCCGCAGCCATGAGTGCCGCGAGCGTGCCGTTACCTTGAATGTCGGCTTTCAATGCCGTGAGTTGTGCGGGTGTCATGCGTCACCTTTGGTTTACCGAGATGCCAGAACGTATGCCAGATGCCGCGCACGCCTCGACGCGGATAAGCTGGATCGAAGTGCCACCGCTGATGCGAGCGCGGCGGCGACCACTCCGCACGCCACACCGGCAGGCGCGGCGACGAAGTGATGTAGAAGGTGCCCCCCTCGTTGAGGAATCGCCACAAGCCCCAGAAGAAGCAGTTGTTGACGGTGAATCCCTCCTCGGCTGGATCGCCGAGAAAGCGGGGTGGGTGGCGCGCCTGTCCGCGCGCAACCGTCTGCACGGCGGCCCACCCCAGCCAAAGGAGTGAGCCAGCCGCGCAGAGGTATGCGAACAGGAGAACACGCCCGAACATTTACTACGGTGTGTAGACCAGATCGAACTTCGCGGTAACGGTGACGTTCAGTTCGTCACCAGCCTGCGAAATCGTCTTGTCGCCGCCAGTGAACAGCGCCGCCGAATACAGCGGGGCGGTCGTCGACAGGCGTGTGGAACCCGCGGCGATGAACGCACCCTTCACCGTGCCGGCGCCGCCGAACACGAAGTTGACGGCCGCCGAAGGCGACAGCGAGACCGGATCGGTGCCGGTAGGCGTACCGAACGTCAGCGCCGCGCGGTTCGTGCTTGCGGGTGTCGTGTAGTTCGGCGCGTACGTAGCCGAGCACTCGGCCCAGCTATTGCCGACGCCAGACAGGTTCGCCGCAGTGTCGGTGATCGCCGGGCCGCTGGTGTAGCTGGCGCCAGAGATCAGACCGAGATACCACGCCGCGGTGTAGCCGCTGCCCTTGAAGTACTTGTTCAGCAGGTCGATGCCGCCTTCGGTGGTGACCAGATTTTCAGCGGTCCACACATCGAGCAGAACCCCGTTGCGCATGTACTCGAAGCGGTAGCTGAAGTGCGCCGCACGCGCCACCATTTCGGTGAGCCCGCGCCCAACCATAGCGGCATGTGCCGTCATGCCGAGCTTGCCTTTGCCGTTGTCCATTAGAAACTCCTCTGACCCGAGAAAAAACTATCCGATGAAAGCTCGAATCATTTCTGAGCGAGCTTCTTGTCCTGCTTCGGCGCCTCGACCCTCTCTGCGGCACCATCGGCGAGAACCAACTGAGCGACCTCTTCCGGCATGTCCCGTGGAATGTCGTACGTGCCGAAGTGATAAAGCTGGCCTGTCGGCGATCGCCACGTTCCAACAGACTCTGGGATGCGGATCTTCATGCCGTCTTCCTCCGTAGCGGGGCGCCCGCCGAAGCAGGCGCCCCGGGATCACCAAGCCACGATTAAGCGGTGGTCGTTTTCAGCCACTTGATCGCGTTGTTGTTCAGCACGATGCCACCCTCGCGACGACGCACGTAGAAACGCACGAAGCCGACGTTGGTGACGTTGTCGCGCGTCACACGCAGGCCAACCCGGTCAGCCAGCACATAGCCGCGGCGGAAGTCACCGAAGGCGATCGGGTGGGCGTTGTTGGCGATGTCCGCCATCTGCTCCCAGATCGAGATCGGCTTGCCGAGCAACTGGTCGGGAATCCCGGCCTGCAGACCCGGTTGCCACAGGTACTGGTTGGTGCTGTCCTTCAGCTTGCGCAGCGCCGCAGCGGTGTTGCTGTTCATCACCCACGTCGCGTTCGCGCGGTAGCGCGAATTGACCTTGTACGACAGGTCGATGATCTTGTCGGGCAGCAGGGCCAGCCCGGCATCGACGTTGGCGACGAACTCATAGACCGCGGCAGCACGGGAACCGGCCTCATCGGTCACCGCTGTCGGCGCGCTGTTCAGCATGCCGGTCAGTTGCGACGTACCGTTGCCCGTCAGCGCCGAAGTTGCCTCGGCGATCGCGAAGGTTTCCGCGACCGACTCAGACAGCCACGCCTCGACGTTGAAGAAGATGTCGTCGAGCGACCACTCCGACACCTGCGGGTAAGCGTAAAGCTCACCGTGCGTCGGGGTGACCTCGCGCAGCGTCGGCGTGTTGGTTGCCGAACGCGTGCCGGTCTCGCCGATCCACCCGCCGGTCGAACCGTTGATGGCGACCAGTTCCTTGTAGTCGGACGAACCCGCGCGGACGACCTTGACCAGCGAACGGACAGGCGAGAATTTCAGTTCGAGCTTCTCGATCTCGCGGCTGATCTCCTCGGGAACAGCGTAGCCACCCGCAGCCGCCGTGCCGATCGTGATGTCCTTGAACTGCTCCGCTGCCTTGCGCTGCAGTTCCAGCATCTTGGTCTCGTGCTCGGGCGACTGGCCGCGGCCACGGACCCAGCCTTCAAACGCCACCTTGTACTCATCCTCGACCTTCTGCCGGGCGGTGCGGCCCGGGAGCTTGGACTTGGCTTCGAGTTCCTCGACACGCTCGCGCAGGAACTGCATCTCGCGCTCTTTCGCATCGCGCTCTTTCACCGACGTGGTGATGTCGGCTTCGATCTTGGCGAGCTTGGCTTCCAGTTCGGTCGCCCGCGACGTGTTGCCGTTGGCGAGAGCTTCGAGCCGCTCATCGTTCGCCTTCTTGAATTCAGCGAACGCGGTGGCGGTCTGGTCGATCGCCGCTTTAATTTCGGTAAAGGATGACATGTCGTCTATTCCCTGTAGAAAATGGATTAGAAAACCCGCTTCAGCGAAGCCGCGAACATCGATCCGTTCAACGACTCCAGTGCTTCCGCGATCTGCTTTGCTTCATCGTCTTCGGCACCACCGTCCCAGTGGGAGCTAGCGAACGTCCCATCCGCCACGCCCTCGCCGTCAAACATTTTCGCGATCAACGCCCGCGAAACGCGTTGAGAACACCCCGCGCGACGGAGCAACTGCTCGAACTCGCGCTCGCTCGGGACGTACTCACCCTCTTGCGACAACCGAGCCTTCATTGCCTCGATCTTCGCCAGCGGATTCATTGCCAGACTGACGATGCTGACCTCGAACAGGTCAACCTCCTTCAGCAGGCGCACACCGTCGTCACGCCAGTCTGTCTCGACCGGCCGGTAGCCGATCGACAGGCCGCGGACAGCCTTCTTCTCCAGCAGGATCTTCACGTCGCGGCCGAGCGTGGTGTCCAGCACCTCGCCGTGCACGTACAGGCCGCCCTTGTCTTCCTTCATGTCGATCCACGCACCGGGCACCTCATCCGCCTTGTGCATCCAGAACATCGCCGGCATGGTGCCTTCGTCGCGATGCCTCTTCAGCGTCTTGCGGAACGCCCCGGGCAGAACAACGTCGCCACCGTAGTCGACGTTGCCGAACACGCTTCCGTAACCAGTGAACTGGTTACCGCTGACCGTCTTGACTTCCAGCGTCAGGTTTCTCTGCAGCATCGTCGACCTCTTCTTTCTGGCCCGACTGACCGGACGGACCTTGTTGCCAATAGGAGTTGCCGCCGTCTTCCTCCGACAGCGGGTTCATGCCCTCGCGCTCACGCCACTCATTCGGCGAGATCACACCAGCGGTGCGTTGGAGGGTCAGACCCTCCTGTCGTGTCTTGAAGTCGGCCCGCTGGATCGCATCGAGGTTGAAACGGACC